GCGCTACTGATGAACGAATTCCGTAAGGCCGAGTTCATCACCTTCGACATTGAGACCGGTAACGCCGGTATCGAGCACGTCGAATCAAAGATGGCCAGTTGGAAGCCGCCCAAAAACATCAAAGATCCCGCAAAGATCGAGGCAAAACGGGTGGAAGCAGCGGACAAAGCGGCTGACAAAGCCGCCCTGCTCGACGCATCGCCAGTGATCTGCATCACCCTGACAAGCGACATCGGCAGCGTAGCCATTGATGGCATGAGTTCCGACAAGTGGGAGCTGGAAGGTTGGACAGTCATCAGCAACGAGGGTGAAGCGAATCTGCTCAAAGAACTGGCGGCACTGCTGGCATTGATGACCGATGAACGCACCGAACTGGTTGGCCACAACGTCATCGGCTTTGATTTGCCGAAACTGAGAAACGCCTACTTGCGCCATCGTCTGCCCATGCCTGATTCACTCATGCCAAGAGCGGGAGCCAATCAACCCGTTTACGACACCATGAGCATGTTCACCCGCTACTACTCGATGCAGCATCGTGGCAACCCGTTCTGCTCAATGGACGCTATGGCTGATTCACTCGGCATCGAACGTCACAAGAGCATCATAAGCGGCGCTGACGTGCCGCGCATGGCAGAGGAAGGTAAGCACCAAGAGATCACAACGTACTGTGCTTTGGACACACTCGTGACACACAAAGCGTTTTTGATGATGACCGGTCGATTAACCACTTAAATAAAACTGAGGCAGTAATTATGAGCACGAAAGTAGAAGAGTTTTTTGCAGATCTGGACGGCGGCGTTTTTGAACAGAAGCTGTCCGCCATCCTGAGTGACGTTGCAGGCGCTGTAATAGATCACGGCAAAGTTGGCCAAGTAACCATCCAATTGAACTTGAAGCAGATCGGCAGCAGCTATCAGATCGCTATTGATCACACCCTGAAATACAAACGCCCGACATCAAAAGGCAGCATTTCTGAGGATAACCAAACAACAACACCGATGCACGTTGGAACCAAAGGCGCGTTGAGTTTCTTCCCAGAAAATCAAGGCGAAATGTTTAACAAAACCGGTGGCCAACAGTCACCCACTTTCCCTAACGCAACAAAATAAAGGCCGTAAAAATGGATAAATCAGCAATCGAACAAATCCAAAAACTGGATGCAACAAAGCAGGCACAAGACGCAATCAACGCTGCGCTAGGCCATGAATGCACTGTTATTGCCATGCCGCACGATTTCAATATTGCGAACATTGAAAAGCACGCATTAGGCAGAAATCGCTATCGCTCACAAATGAAGAGCCGCTGTTATGACGACTTCGTGGCGTACTGCGAAAAGAACGATGCCGCAGGCGCTCAATGCTTTGTTGATAAAAATCGCATGGGGTCTAAAACGTTTTTTAATCTCGGTGACGACCTGAATCCCGGTCACGGTGATTTCACGGCAGAGCTGACGTTGACAAGAACGGCTGAGTTTCAAAACCTATTGGAGATTAATGGGGAAAAAAGAAGCCAGAAAGGCTTAGCTGAATGGATGGAGGACTTCGCCGAATTTATCAGTCCTTACGCCACAGGAGGGGAGACAATTAAAGTTTCTCGTGCGATCAGTGGCATTCGTCGCTTAACAATTGAATCAAGCCGGAAAGAAGATCACCAAGCCGGTGACCTGAAATCAAGCCGCAGCTCAATTGAAAACATTGAAGCCAAAAGTGACCAAGGCCTGCCATCTGGGTTTTTATTCAAATGCACCCCCTACACATCACTAAAAGAGCGTGTGTTTGATCTCAGATTGTCAATTCTAACCGGTGGCGATAAGCCTTCTATCACTTGTCGAATCAAGCGACTCGATGCAGAAGAGGAAGAAATGGGGGCTGAGTTCTCTGGAAATTTACAAACCGCCTTCATTGACCTCCACATCGAAACCTATCAGGGCAACCTAACCCTTTAATCCATTTTTGCTGTAGCCACTTGGCTACGGCACAGCCTGAGAAACAACAATGAACACATTTCAGCAGATCACCCACAAGGGAGTGAGGCTCCCCCTCCAATTAGCGGCAGAGTCGAAGGTTTCTAAAGTGGAATATTTGAAAAAAATCACTTTAGTTATCGCCATTGCATTGCCCATCATTCTGGCTTTCAAAGCTGCGGTGACTCCATGAGGAAAATAAAATACATCCGCTTAAAAAACAACGGCGCTGGCTTGGTGATCTTCCCATGCAGCATGATTCACAGCGAGGTGGCCAACGGCCAAGAGGTGGCCAGCGCGGGGTTTATCGACCCGCAGACATGGGAGTGCTTCGGTGAATCAATGTCACTCGGCCTCCCGTCACAAAAGATCGACACCGCCATTCTTCGGCGCATGGTTGGAACACTCAAGGAAGCGAGACAATGAAGATTAAGGCACAAACCATCACGGTTTTCAGCGCAAAACGAAACCGGCATTACGAAAAGAAGGTCTACCACATCACTGGCCACGGCTGGTTGAGCATGGAAGAGATGGCGCAGGTTTCTGGCATTTCAAAAGGAATAATGGTTGCACGAATTCGACGGGGTTGGAGTGAAAGCACCATCCTTATGCCAATTGAAGAGGCAAAAAAAATCAGAGCAAAGCAGGCCAAGGCCAAAAAGAAACGCCAGCGCATCGACTACCCAGTTGGATGGGGCGGCATCCCAAGCGAGCACAGGTTAGGGAAGCATCAGCAGTTAATTGCACCACAATAGGCACAGAAGGAGCATCAAAAATGAAGTGGGTTAAATTGAAAAAATATTGTGAACTGTCCGGCGATACCAGCAACGCCGTTCACGCAAAACGCCAGCGCGGCGTTTGGATGGATGGCATCCACTGCAAGGTAGGGCCAGACAAAAAACTATGGGTTAACGTCGAGGCGGTAGAAAGATGGGTGGTACACGGACTAAAAAGCGTTACAGCGGGGTAACCATTCGAACCTATTCCAGTGGCAAAAAATCCATTCAAATCGCATTCCAACACAACGGCACCCAGTGCCGCGAAACCCTCAAAGGCATAACCGCAAACCCACAAGGAGAGCGGTACGCCGCCAACCTCAAAGCCGAAATAGAAAACGCCATTGTCCGTGGCACCTTCTCCTATTCCGACTACTTCCCAGAGTCACCCAGAGCCAAACGGCTCGGCGGTGGCAAGTCATTGGCAACCATTGGCGACCTGCTGGAAGATTGGTTAATCGACATCGAGCGCACCCACCCACACAGCACTTATCGCAGTTATCGCAAGAGCTGCCAAGCTCACCTGGTACCCATGTTCGGCGACATCGTGGCAACCGAGCTATCACCACAACACATCAGAGAATGGATCAGAGGCCGAAGTGGAACCATTAAAAGCATTCGTAACGACCTGATCCCCCTCCGCGCCATTTTGGACACGGCTTTAAACGACGATGTGATTGAGAAAAACCCACTGGATAAAATCAAGGTGGCAAAACTGGTCAGCCGAAAACAGGCAAAGTCAGGGTATGCCGTTGATCCATTAAGCGAGTCGGAGGTCACCGCCGTTCTGAAGGCAGCAGCAGAAGAGGAGCCGCTGATTAGAAACCTGTTCCAGTTCGCCTTCTACAGTGGCCTAAGAACATCCGAACTCTTCGGGGTGCAATGGAGTGACTGGGATCAACGTAACGGCGTGGTAAAGATTCAGAGGGCAGTGGTGGAAAGGAAGGTGAAGGAGACCAAGACCAAGGCCGGTACCCGTGAAGTGATCCTGCTGCCGATGGCTCTGGCTGCACTGGAAAGCCAGCAGGAGATCACCGGAAAGCAGCATAAAGAGATCTTCGTGAGACCACTGAACCGTGGGGCATTCATCGACTACAGTCACATGGAGAGACCGTGGAAGCGGATACTGAAAGCCGCAGGGGTGAGATACCGGAACCAATACCAAACACGCCACACCTACGCCAGCCAACTCCTATCCGGTGGAGAGAATCCCTTGTTTGTGGCAACACAGATGGGACACAAGACCACCGAGATGATCACCAAGCACTACGCAAGGTGGGTGGAGCAAGGCGAAGAGGCACGGCATGTTTTCGTTTCTGAGTTTGGGCAGTGAAAAGGTGTGATTTTTACACCTTTAAAAACCAACCACGAGGAGGAGAAAGAGGTTATCATGCGCCTCAAAAATAAGATGAACCAAGTGAACCAAGGTGAAACAGTTGGTCAAATTCACACGTACATCACACGCGGAATTATATAGAATTGATAAGCTATTGTTTTTACAATGTATTTAATGGAAACGGGGAGAGGTTCAAGTCCTCTTCTCGGCACCATATTATAAAACAACCCCACACAACCCCACACTACAAAACACAAGCCAAACCAACAACATACAAAACACTGTAGATCACATCTATATTGTCTGCTGTTGTCCTACGTTGTCCACATATTCACACGCACATCACACGCCGGTCGCCAAATCGAAAGCTCAAAATCAACTCCAGGCAACCACTACATCCAAAATCATCGCAATAAACTGCATCAATCCACTCATAAAAATAATATTTTGTTATCCACATTTATAAAAACAAGCCACTTTAGCCAGTCCATCATCGTCGAAAATCGCATCTTCACGCGCAATGGCCACGGTATATGATCTCACAACATCATCCAGATCGCCGTCATGCAGTTGACGGCAACCCTTTCCGCGATGCCCTGCAACACAAATCAGGTCGCCAGCTAAAATCTCTCCGGCCTCGTCGCACACGCTGACCAATCCATCTCCGAGGGCGTTCACCACCGCCCTCTCCATGTCCATCGTTAGCGTGAGTTGCTGGTTTGGTGTGAGTGATTTCAATGCTGGGTCGGAGCTGTACGGTGTCTCTGAGAACGGTGTCGATCCGACAAAAATCCCGATCGCATTCTGCTGGTATCGACCAAATCCGCTAATCGCTATCGCGTCAGAGATTCCGTGAGTTGCGACAATCTGCTTCTCACAGAGTATGTCGCCGACCTCTGGCTGTAGGTCGCCTGGAATGATGGTTGGGTGAGCGCCGGTAAAGGGGAGGTATGCGCCCTGCTGCGCGTAGAATGCAGCGCCTCCGGCAGGGCCTTTTGATCTCACGCCGGTTGCGCCCGGAAGTGATCCATAAAAGTCGCCGCCGAACGCAAAGCCAGTGCCGTTTGATGTTCCGCGAACACCTGTTCCTGTCGCCGAGGCTCCGGCAACGCCTGCCCCAGACCCATTGCTAGCGCCTGAAACGCCGTTAAATGTCTCTGAATATCCGTAAACCCCGAGGCCTCCGTGAGATCGGAAATCCCCACCCCAAGCGTCCGCGCCAACAGATGTTGATCCGCCAGACATGATGCTGAAATCCACACCAGAGCTTGAGAGTCCAACGCTGCCAACAAGCTCAACACCTGCGCCAGCATCCGCCCACACCTCCATTTCGCCGGATACCGGGTTGACGAATATGCGTTTTGCGGTTGAGCCAACAGATCCAGTGTCCGCACCAAGTGCCACGTTTGTTCCGGTCACATCTGCTCCGGCCTGCGCGGGTTCTTTTGCTGCTAATGCGGGCGCTGTCCAATCTACGTTTTGATTGTCTCCTGCGTTGACCTCTGCGGGTTGTAATGCGTCAATCGTTTGGCCATCAGAATATGGAGTCTCAGACGCTGTTTGAATTGTGCGAATGCGAATAAAATCAATTGACGTTGCCCCTGCCGCAGACGGGTAGTTGACAACAAATACAGGTCGGATTTTGACAACGCTGGGGTGAAATTTGCCGGGGCTAGATAGAGTCCCAGCAGCCGTTGTTCCAACTGTCTCACCACGTCCTTGCGAGTATCCAATAAAATCCACCTGTCCTGATCCTGCAACTCCATTTGCGGCGTGAAAATATTGGGTTCCATGGGAGTCCGCCCCGTTAATATTGACGCGGCCGCCCGACTCGTCGTAGCCTTCCCACCCTAGGTAGCACAACCCTGCTGTTGCGATAAACAACCTAAAATGGATCTCAATAAGATTGTCGGTCAGCGGAATAAACTCACCATGAGTGTGCCACCCTGTGCCTGCGTTGCAGTAGATGTAGCCGCCGCCTGTGAACGGCTGTCCTGCGGCAACCCACCCGATTCCAGAGCTGTTGCCGGGGCTTGCAATCCAGTTTGATTTTGATTGGCTGTCTGGAAAATCAAAACTTTTAAACCTACCTCCCGAGACCGCCCCTGTATCAATGCCGGAAACATCAACGCCCCAATCAGCACCAACAGTCGATCCTGACTGAGCTGGCTTTAGGTTCTCTATTGTCTGCCCGTCTGAATATGTTAACTGAGGGCCTGTGAGCGCCGCACCGGTAGTGATGAGCAATGTAGATTGCTCAGCGTAATCAGAATGGCCAGCAGCCCCAACAACAGACAGTGATCGGATGCGGACAACATAAGTAACCCCCTGCTGAGCTGGAAACTCAGCCCTGCCAACGCCGACAGAAGATATTGAGCCAACAACAATGAAATCAGTGTCAGATGATCTCCTTGCAAGGATTTCATATCCTGTGCAGTCTGGGTCTGACATCGGAGTCCATGTTGCTAAAATAGACCCCATTGTTTTTCCGCCAGCAGCAGGGCTGGGTGGAGTTGACCCAGCAGCCAAAACTAGGCTGGATGGCGCTGACAACTTGTGAGCCTGAGTCGTGTCTGAAACAGCATCAATGACAGCTGGTATGTATTGGATTGAATACGCAGCCTCTCCGCGATCTATACCGCCAGGGTTGCCAACAAAGAAACTCCCGTATCGGTTTGTCCAACTTCCAAAGTCGTTGTTTGGGCAAACCCCTTGGATTAGATTAACGTGTGATCCAACAAATGGCGGAGAGTGATTGCCGTCAACAAACATCATCAGCCCCCCAGTGTCTCCACCGCCACCGCCACCGCCAACAATGTTGGTGGCGTACGTTGTTGATCCAAACGTATACGATGTTGAGGCCACGGAGCCAGACAATCCATCGGTTCCAGAAAGATCAATTTTTGAACCTGTTAAAAAAGATATTCCTTTGGCGGTAACCATCAGAGCAGCGCCACCGAGTCCACCTTGTCCTCCAGAGCCGACCGTAGTTGACCCGTCAGTCATATTGATTACAGCGTCTGTCCCGCTAAAACCTCCAACCCCAGACAGGGACTCAGGAAATCCAGTAACACCACTCGATGAATTTACGATGGGGTAAAATGGGATTGAATCAACACGGCCAACATTAGACAAGCCTTTCTTGTCGATAATGTCGATAATTGAATATGCGTTGGTGTTGTCGTTTTGGGTGATCGCGCCCTGAGATTTTGAATATCCAAAACCATCCGACCCAGAAAGCGCACGGCCTTTACCGTCAACCAATCCAGCACCAAACGTCAGATGCCCATCGACTCTGAGACTGACATTGCCCGTTATCACGCAGTTTCTTATTTCAAGATCACCGGAGTGTCGGTGAATTCCAGCGTTGAAGGTTATGCCTCCTGATATTGTCCCGCCGTCAAGCACACCGTTGACGACCAATCCAGAAAGGTCTGTGCCAACAGCGTAAAACCCAGCAGGTAAAACAGATGTCGTTGCTTGGCGAGAACGAGCAACACCGCGAGACGTTGCAGCAAACAAGGAAAATACCACCCGTCCAGTTTTGAAGTCAGGCTTTCTCTGTTGGACTTGCATCGTTCTTTTTATCGGGCTTCCTGTGATCGGGTCGCGCACATGCGGGTAATCTACCATCACGTTGTCGCCGACCTGAATCGCCATAGCGCTCATTTGAGCAGTTATAGTGAAATCAAGCGGCGGCGTTGAATGCGCGGCACTCCATGCGTCTATGGTGTTGTAAATGTCATTCTCAGTTGATGCGCCAGATGTAACGCCATAGAATTTATAGATCAGCGGCTTGGCTAAATTCTCTACAGATATTGAGTTGCCGTCAATATCAACCGTGGTTTTAGTGAAGTCATTCGCCGAGTCAATGTGATTCCATTTGACCGCAAAAATATTGACAACATCACCGTTTTTCTGAACAAGGGATCCGGCTGTTATGATGTTTGTCGTGTCCAGCACAGCAGAATATGCGGCTGTTGGTGTTGGAGGTTGTAGAATTTTGAGAGACAAAGAGCCGTTTTGATTGATCGCAAAGACAGCAACAAGCCATCGCAAAATCTCGCGCTGAATAAACTCTTTTCCCTGCTGGCCACCTATATTTTCAAACCTCAGGTGCTTGCCTGTGTCGTCGCTTAAATTCCAAAAAGAACTGCCTGCGCCAATAAACGAATCAACATCAACCAACGACGGTGGCAATCCAAGGTGCCAGTGAGGTGGCAATTGACCACCAGACTGGCCATAAAGATCGCCTGTCAACAACGCATAGGCCAGCTTTGGTGCTGCCCCCTCTATGAGAGTGTGCTCAGTGATTTTTGGCTGACGATCCGCTGGCTTAGCTGCATCTATTGAATGAGCAAGCGGGATAGTGCCTAGCGATCCACGGTCGAGAACCTGAAATGACAGGCCGTCAGATGGGTGATTAAACAACCCTGAATGGCAAACAATCTCATAACGTTTTGACGTGCCTATTTTGATGTAGCTGCAAACCTGACCAGGACGATCCTTGTAACTGCTGTCACGCTGGAATGTATCAAACCCATCAGTGGTTAAAGCAGGGATGTGCGTCTGATCCGCTGTTACTGACGCACTCAGATTTCCTTGGTGGGGTTCAAGTATCGTCTTTTTAGTTTGCGCCTGAGCGTCAAACGTATTGAACGAGATCACCGCATCCTTGGTAGAAAGGTCGCCGTCGATATAAAACGCGGGGTTCTGCTCATAATCAATCCAAGCCATGCCAGCAAATCCAGAGTAAACGACAACTCTTTTATGCCGAACCCCATTTCCTGACGATCTCTTTGATGCGAGCATTGCGGACACTTGGCCGCCAACGTCAACTGCTTGAAATGAAATACTACCAATCGTGCTGGTTGATTTTGCTGGGTTGATTCTTTGTGATGTGCCTGAAATATTGCGGATCACGTTTCTGATCACGGGCGCATCAGTCGGAAATCCCGCCTCATCAGAGTCAGTCAGGTACACGATATCTGTATTGTCATTTGTGAATGATAAGGCAATTGTGTGAACTGGACGCTTGGTTGGGTTTGTCAGCTCAGTTGCAAACGCAGGGTTGATTGTGATTGGCATTATTTTACTCTCAGGGTTAGAGACAGCGTGTAGTACATTGAATCCCCGACCCTGCTTAGGACGGGATCAGAATCAACGCGACACGCCAACACATTGTCAGGCACCGCAAATGACCCATAAGGGTCAAATTCAAGCAACTCTCTGCCAATGATGCTGCCAATTAATTCATCGATAACCGGCAGCTCAGAGAGGTGGACGTGGGATGTTGTTACTCGCCATTTTTTCTTAACTAAGTGCAAAACATACTCAGGATTTCCGCCATCACTCTCATTGTCTGACCCAATCGCAGACTGACTTTGAATTATCTCTGATGGCTGAAAATTCAGGTAATAAACGCTACCGGCAACATGCCCAGAAGAAATGTCACGTAACGCCGTCCATTTTATACAGCTCATGCTCTCAGCGCCTCTGCCTGCGCAGTGCCTTCTCCAAACAGCACCACATCGTTATCACTCATGAGTTTTGCCAGATGGCCTGCGAACTCTTCAACCGTGCTCTCACTCATGCCGCTGATTTTCATCCCGTTCATATTTATGATGGTCTGACCTCTTGGCTTCGATTCTGTCTGTTGAGCAGAGGCTATCTGGCCACCTGAAAACCCTCCTGAAGAGTTGTTGGCTCCGCCAACCCCAGCAGATGACACAGACCCGACACCACCAGAACTCGAAACTCCGCCGCCAAAGCTCTGCTTTTGGATGTTGGATATTTGTTTTGTTGTTGCGAGCAATGACGCAGCGGCAAACGCCCCGCCAAGGATAGGGCCGCCCACTTTCGCACCGGCAGCGAACGACGAAACAGCGGCCTCCCCGCCTTTAATTGCGGCGGTTGCGATTGAGGCCTTCTTGCTTATATCGAATTCTTTCTTAGATCCACCGGCCATAGCTTGCTGGATGTTGCCGAGAATTCCAGTGGCTATGTTGGCGCGAGACTGCCAGCCCTGCATCGTTATGCCGTGCATTGCGTTCTGGTGGTCTGACTCAAGGTTTTCCAGCAGCGTGTTTCGCTCTTGTGCCGTGATCTGCTCAGATACGAACGCAGCCTCGACTAAAAACGACTGTTCTTCGAGAGAGACTTGCAGCAATTCAGTTTCAGTAGCGTACTTCTGCTGCAATCCCTCAACAGCCAAAAGCGCTTGATCTGATGTCACTCCAAACTCGTCTTGAATCTGTAGATCAAGTGACTCTGCACGAAAGTCAGCGGCCAATTGAGCCTTGGTCTGTTGGTATTCAGAGAATGAAATAACGTCAGCAGATCGCGCATCAGATGCAAGCTGATTGAGGTCAGAATAATGATCAGATAGAACCGCTGCTTCTACCCCTAAGCCAGACCGAAGGTCAGCGACCTGCTCTTCAAGATCGTCGCGGCTCATGCCGTATTTTGTATTGAACTGAATCTCTGCCAGTTTCGCCTGGTGATCAGTGGAGAGTCGCTCTGAGTCTGAGTTATACGTTGCTAAATCGATAACTCTATTTTCAAGCGCGCCAGACACAACACTTTTTAGCTTTCCGTAGTGTGCAATTTCTGCCTCAAGCTCGGTGGCATTCGCATCAACGATGAGTTTTTGATAGGATTTGAGTGATTTTGCGGCAGCTTTTTTGTCTATTTTTGGCGTATTGTCTTTTGGCTTTTGAAATTTGAATTGAGCAAGCACATCGCCTTGACCCGACTTATTAAGCGCCTCTTCCTCTCTTGCTGCTGCCGACAGCTCCTTGATTTCGGCCACTTCATCGCCAAACGCAGCGATAGCAACATCTCGTCGTTGCAAGATGCTTGTAACGGACTCTGCGTAGGTTTCGTCTATTCTGGCAATATCGCTATCAAGCGTTGATTTTTCGTCTGAGAACGGATTTAAGGCAATCGCTATTGAGTCTCCGTAAGCGAAAACTTTTTGGTGAAAACTGGCCACTTCAACCGTTGCCAACTGGATCGCCGCTTGAACGTTCTCAGGAAAATCAAAGAACGCCGAGCTTAGCGTATCAATAACGCCGCCCTTCAAGTTGTCTGCCGCCGACACGCCAAACGTCTTATCAATGAGATCTGAGATGATTGTTATTGAGTCAGCCGCACCGGTTGCGATGCCGGAAAATCGAGACAAGTTCGCATCAACAAGCTCGCCAAGCTCACCCGAACGCAGCATGTCAGTCAGTGTTTCTATGGCATCGGTCGCCAGCACCACGCCGTCAGTAATTAGGCCTCCAGCATCGCCCTCGCCAACCGTTCTAAACAGGTCATCCCAGACCATAGATAGATTGGAAATCTTGCCGTCAAGAGTGTCCATGCGCTTGATCATCGCGCCGCCAAAACTGTCTTGGCCAAGGCTTATCAAGTACTTCTCAATCTCGGCAGCGTTGTTGCCGATCTCTGTTGTGATCCCCTTAAACGTGTATCTTACGCGGTCACCGTTGACACTGGCCTTAATGCCAAATTCTTTGAGACGCTCATTTTCACCGGATACAGCATCAGCAACAGCCTCAACCATGTCCATCATGTCTTTGCCGAGAGCGGACGCGGTATCGCCGTACGACATCATCGCTTCACGGGATGGATTCAGGCCAAGATTGGTCAGTTTGACGAACCCATCAATCGATTGATCCAAGGTATATGGTGTTTCGGCGGCGAACTCATTGAGGGCTTCAAATGCAATGGCAGAACCCTCGACACTGCCGGTAGCGGTCTCAAGGGTCGCTTGGAATATTTGCGTCTGTCGAGTAATGTCTGTGATTTTATTGAGAGCAGCAATTGCTCCAGCGGCAACACCAACGGCTGCCGCCATCTTGAGCACACTGCCACCAAGCGAGTCGCTTGACCTTTCTGCCGCACCCGACCTCGATGAAAATCGGTCAAGATCAGATGTTGCGGTTCGCACGCTGCTGCTGTGAATTGATATTCTCAGACTCGCCGTATCAGTTGACATAAAGACCCCTCATTAGATAAACCAAACTCCGCCGCCCTGTTGGTAAAGCTCACCATCAACACTGACCACCATCACCCCATGCGCTCCGGTTTTCACACCAGACGTTGACGATGGCGGTATGCGGACAAGGATTTTCCCAGCAGGCCAGTCTGCCGCACCGGTAACAGGGTGGGTGTCAGCGGACGACTGAGCCACGGCAGGAAATAACGCCTGACCTCTTGCGTCTTTAACCGTCACCGTTACCACTGATGATGTTGAGATCGTCGACGGAAAAGAGGCTCCCTCATACTCATAAGTGAGCGAGGCGGTGCCGACAAACTCAGAGCCGACACCGATATTTTGGAGAGACATTATTTAACGCCTTGAGTCATCGGCGTTGCTTCCACGGTTTGCGGGGTCAAATTGCGCGCGTTCTGCTCGCCAGTGTCGAGGTTTTTAGCCCAACCCATGCTCACCCACAAATTGCCTTTGTCGTCTGGAACGGTGATCTGATCGCCAAGCTGGCGCGTGTCGTAGCCGTCCAAGATCTTCTCTTCTGTGATTTCAACTCTCATTTCAACTCTCCTTAAATGGTGTCGGTGATGGTGTAATCTGACGCGCCAACGTCAACAGTGCCACCCAGAGTGAGAGCAACAGCAGAAATGGCCGTCACCTCAGTGACCAGTCGCGTGGCATCTGTTGTTACGATGTGAGTGCCGGTGCCGGTGGTTGTGACAGCAAGCGCTGATTTTGCTGCGCGGGTGGTTTTACGGCCTGAAACATCGCCATTGGCAATCACATAATCACCGCCAACAAGAGCCGTGGTGGCAATGGTCAGGCTGATTGCGGTCGCCAAATCTGTTGGTGCTGCTGAACATACTCGAAGCTCGGTTGCTGATCCGACAACCCCAAGGCCAGCATCTGCGATTGCATCGTTTCCGAATGCCATATCTATCTCCTAATTTAATACCACTGATCGAGAGACAGCGCTAATGCTGACTCTGCGAGAAAATTTCTTGATTACTTGGATTGGCTCAACTGAAGTGATCGACACCCTGCGCGACACCACGCTGAGCGTCATGGAATACCCGTCTGGGATTAATCCGAGACCAACCAGCCCAACTTTTTGCGCCTGCTCCAGACCCAAGGCCAAAACAGCAGGGACGGTATAGAGTGATGCCGATTGAGCTGATTGCGATTGGGATAACCCAGTGACCGCCATCGAGTTTCCGCTGATCAACTGAGCCGCATTAACAGCCTGTGATTGAGCGATTGCAGCACATGAAATACTGTATTGCGTCGAGATTAATGGCAGGCCGACAGACTGGCTCTGGGTCAAACCAACAGCCGACACCGCGCCACCGGCAGCAGCGTAAGCGGCTTGGATCGACTGCCCCTGCTCTAATGCCGTCGATTGCATGATCGAGTGGCCGATGATTTGGCTTGAAGCCACCACCTGAGATTGCGCTAAGTTACCGGACTGCATCGGCGTGGAGCCTGAAACAGTGACAGCAGATGCCGACTGAGACTGCGCCAGAGCGGTTGCAGTGATTGAGTTGTGAGATAGCAGGCTTGCGCTTAAAACGGCCTGAGATTGGCTTAACGAAGCTCCAGCAATCACGCCGTTAAACAGCATTGTGACCGCGTCGAACGCCTGATTTTGAGTCAGTGGCGCGGCATTGATCGGGGTTGAGCCAGCAGCACCGGCTGTTTGAATTTCTTGGCCTTGGGTGATCGCTTGAGCTGCCACCGGAGTTGATCCAGCCAGCACTGTAGCTGCGACCGACTGGCCTTGGGTGAGAGGCGCAGCAGACATCGACGGCGCACCCGCACCGGCAGGCGTGGACGGATTCCACGACACGACCGGTGTCGATATTGGGCGCGAGTAGATTGCCATTTATGTCACCACCGGCAGGATCGGCAGAGAGATCGCCGCTTCACCACCAAGCGGCGTTTGATCGGCAATCAGAATGACCTCAGTTGATATGCCGATTGTGAATTGAGCTACGCCAGCCCCGCCAGCAACACTACCCCCGCCAACATCAACAGCAGACACTGGAAACCCGCTGGCATCGTATGCCCGAATCACCACCCCATCAGGGAAAGGGCTGCCTGTGCTGAGATTAAACGTCTCCGTGATTGTGTTGATGATCACGATGTTTGGGAGCCACGCAGATTCAGAATAAAAGGTGCTTGGAGAGAATTGAGATTGAAAATACGCCAACTCACGCGCAGCAGACACGGCGTAATTTTGCATTCCGTAATCTGCAATGTCCCAGATCATCGCGCCAGCAGCGCCAGATTTTGCGCCCCAGTGCTGTTGAGCGCCGACAACTCCGGCGGGAATATTGCCGCCACTGCCACGACTCAGCTCAACCCCGTCTTCGTAGTGAATCATGATCGTGGTGGTATCGTCATACGTCATCGTGTGTCTATGCCAGCCGCCGATTGTTGTTGCAGATACCCCGCTAACACCCCAATCGTGTTTCCACGCCACCTCTGGCACGGTCTCATCCCAGCTAAACCGGCACACGTCCTCAGCACCACCTCCGGTACCGCAAAGGTTGAGTGGGGTTGCCGCTCCGGTTGCGTCCGCCTGCCACCAAGAACAAGTATAGAGATAGGGGTTAAACCCGTTCGCGCCCCAATCCACCTCGTTGCCTGCACCGTCATCAAAATAACCGAGGCCGAGAGGGGAGAGTGTTCGAGCTGGCAACAGGGTTCCGACGATGTTTCCGTTGTTGGCGCTGGGGCTTGAGTCTGGCACTGCAATAATGCCGGTCGGGTCGCCAGCGCAATGACCGCGAGCAGTGTAATCAACGAACACTCCGGCAGGGTTTTGAGCATCAGCAGCCGAAGCATTGCCGATGTCGATGTGAATAATTGAGTCGCTTACGCCATCGCTCGCAGGTACCGAAACGAACATCAGCAGGTTGCCTGCCGCCACATCCAGCCGCACAATCCCGTAGTCGATGATTGTGCCATCGGGCAGGGACGCGCGAATATCAGAGCCGTTAGCGGACACGTTGGCCGTAATGTCTGGATTACCGATAAACATCACCGGCATATCGAAGGTTTTTCCATCCGAGGGAAATTTTCCGACCGGCACCGTGATCTCTTTATGCGTTGCCCACCCAATCAACATCAAGCTACCCCATTATCACTCTGTCTATGCCTCGCAAAATATCGGCCTCGTAATAAGTGAGAGCGATTCCGCTTGCAGAAGACCAGTCGTTTATTGAAGAAAAGGAAACCGGCTCGCCAGCCCTCTTTATCTCGAAAAAAACACCCCACAAGTAACCAACACCATCTGGAATATCTGGCGCGTCTTTCAGTTGCTGCGGGGTTGTTCCGGTTTGTCGCTCAATATCAATCAAGTGCGACCTGAGAGATGCTCCGCCATCAGATATTGGCTTTTCAAGCTCCCACCATGACTTGGCGTATTGAATTAACTCATCGGCTTTTTTTTGAAAAACGTCCCGTTGTCGGCAGCAGACGTGTTGACAAGATCGCGGATGTATTCGGCGTTATCAAGCAGGGCAATCTTGTTGTCGTCAGTGCAGTCGTCATCGAACGACCATGACACGATTGTTGACGCAATCAGTCGCGTGTTAATGTCGCGCAAAACACCGTCACTGTCGTGTTTGCACGGATTTTCTCCGCCACGCTCAGAGGCTTTAAATCGCACCGTTTCCGCAAACGCCTCACGCTCTGCAACAATTTTTGCCTGTCTGAATTGGTCGGACTCTGTGCCCACAATCTCAACCCAATCACCTGTATCAGATCCATCTGGAGCCTTTACGGGTAATTTGCAGCCAGCTTCTGCCGCAGGTTTGGTGAAAAAATCTTTAATATTCGACATCGATTACATCTCCTCGATGATGATGGTGGCACTTGTTGCAGCGTCCGGCAGAGCGCGGAACGGGATGGTTTCGATAAACGTCCCAGTGCCTCCACTCTCGACACCGGCATCAGTGAATTTAACGCGCGGCATCAGGATCCGGTAGATGTTGACCCCGTCAGTGAACGACACATCAATTGAGGTTTCTGTTTCATTTGCCAGAGCAGAAATATTGCTGTCACCTTCAAAATAGACCGCAATTGATCCAGTGACATCGATTGGGCCAATAGAGGGGCGGAGGCCAAAATTATCAGTTGCGACCGGGTTGGCGTTCATTGCATTTTTAACACTGATGTCAAACGAGGTGACAACGCCAGAGCTAACGCCGCCAATAAGAACGTTTCCGCCTAGCATCGTCATTGGATCATCAGCTGTCTGAGGTGCGTATGAGGCTCCAGTAAGGGCGACTCCTGAACGACTCTCTGACTGGCCAATCAATTCAGCGGTGATCTCCACGTTTGAATCGGGGCCGCCTTTGATGCTCAATCCAGAAACTTCAACGCCGTGATAACGGTGATACGGGTTTGCGGCAGCCAGTTGATCGCTAAAGTATCTCTCGAAGGTGAATGATTTTCGAGCCACGCCATTTTTCAGTTGATCGGTTCCAGCAGACGGGGTGTCGATCTGAAAGGCGCTGGTAAGACCCGCCTCCAGCAGCGCGCTGTAGGTCAAAAACGACAGAACACCACTCACATTGCCAGCGATAGAGAACGACCCAAGCCGCATCCCCGCGTGCTGTCTGTCCGCTCGAATCTCAGGATTATCAACAGAGGCACGGGTCATTTTTAGTGTGCAGCCCGTGTTTCTGAGGATCTGAAACGCCGGAGTTGTCGGGGTCGCGCCGTAAGCGGACTCTTCAACAATTGATAATTGATGTGATGTGTTTTCAGCCATGACTATCCCCTAAATTTCCAATTTATTGTTACTGATATTCGAAACCATCCGTCAACATGACGGCCTTGGCTTCGACTTGAATTGAGAATTAAAACGGTTGCACCAGAGTGGCTGAATCGCCGCCCTGGGTAAAAAAATGTTGCTGCTCGGTCGCAGTATTCAAGCAGCTCGCCGTCACCTGAATTCACCGGCACATTGAAATCAATCTGCATCAAGCCAACATGCTCAGATGAGGGCGAAGAGCCTGACGTTGTTATGGCCGTTGATGCTGGGATAATAAAGACAGATGCCCAATGAGCGCCGTTTAAAGGCGTGTGCAACTGGTTCTCGTACGCTGTTGGCAGACCAATATTAAGCGCCTCATAGCCGCTCAGCAGCGCGCGTTTAATAGCACTAAATGAGAGCATTAAATGTTGTTCCTTATTGCGTCATTCGCAATTTGACCAAACCTAACAGTGTTTCTGCGAACCATGCCTTCCGGTGCCTTGGTGTGACTCCATCCGTCATACTCAATCCTGTGCGCGTAATGCTTTAGGTTTGATAGATACAGAACGTCTGGAATACCGCCCGCCACACTCGACCGAATATCCGATATTACATCTGCGCCAGAAGTATCGACCCTGCCAATATCAGATGACGCTGACGCTCCAGCGGTTACCTGCCAAGAGCCTCTCAATGGCCCGTAGTCAACAGGGGTGTCGTATACAATGGCGGAGAACAACTCAATAACAATCTCTTTTGAGATGTCCTGAACAACCCTGTTTGCACGGTCAACGAATCCGTCAATCTGATCAACAAAACTCATCTAGACAGCCCAACATCAATCATCACGACCCGACCTTGCGGACGAACCTCTGACACAGAGGAGACACTCCAAACAACACCGGAAATTGTTAACCGGTCACCGACGCTTATTGACACCGTTGGCTCAACAAGAGCGCTGCTTTTTGATGACACGTCACCACTGCCTTTTCGCAAGATTGAAGACTTGTTGTCCAACTCTATGCCGTAGATTGTGAAAACAGTGCTTGTTGGTGTTGATAGCCCCGTGATCGGGTCAAATAACCCAGACACTCGCTCCAGAGTCATCGCCACACCCTTCTTTTTTAGAGTTGCAGCAACGCTGGCCATCAGCCTCTAACAACCGGTATGGAAAATTTATCAGCGAATCGAAGAGACGAAAGCAGCCGCTCGACTTTTGGGAAGATCGGCTTAGACAGAGCTGATCCAGATTCAGCGTATTGAGTAATCAATTTTCCGCCAATGTTTTCCATCAAGACCTCTCGGCCATCACTTGACGGCATCAGATCACCAAAGGAGACACCTTCAATAGTGAGTTCACATTGAGCTGATATGAGTTTTTTTGGAATACCGGAAAACGAGGTTCTTGGCCATTCAAGCTCTTGATCTGGTGCGGACGGCGAACCCAAATAATCACCGATCAGGTCGAGGTAATCAGAGGCGCGAACAATCAACCCCTCAAGCACAACATCATCAGTAGGCAGCGACACGCCGCGCTGAGTAGCGTAATTACGCGCGTCAGTTAGGGTGACGTAGCTGTTTGCCCCAGCGACAATGCTGCCATCCTCGACAACGATCACGTGTCTTTCTTATCCGTATTCAAAGCGCTGACCATCGCCTCGGCAAGGTCGGTTTTTTTCTTGCCAGCAATGCTGAGGTCGATTTTTGCAGCAGATTTCAACATATCAGACATGGATGGCTGCTTTGCAGCTGCATCTTCGTTTTTTTTAGCCATGATTAAACCCTCTTTTGGCCGTCCTTGGCCTTGAATGATTAGCCGTTGGTGATCAGGAATGCCATCGGTACTGATTTGCGGTCAATAACCCGCGTCCAGTTTGCAGCCAACGCCAGATTGGCAATGGTTGGAGATGCACCAGAGACTGTGGCGTTGTTGAATTTGTAGCCAAGAGGATGAATGATCCAGCTCTTGCGCTCCCACAGGGTCTCGATGCCGCCGCCATTGCCGCCTGCGGCAGTTCGCTCGATCTCAACGGGCATTTTTGCAGCACCTTCACCGAATCCAAACGCACCGGCACCAAACAGGATCGAGGTGTATTTGAATCCACTCGTAGCACCGGCAACAACAGGCATAGAGTCATCAACAACAACCGCCTTGCCTAAGAACGTGGGGATTGAAATAGCGCCCTCTGACGGCTTCACAAACGTGATGTCGTTGTTGTCCACCATCCGCTTGTAGACCATTGAATGAACCGCAATCATGGACAGGCCATCAACACCATCACCCATCGTGAATGCTGCGGCAGTGAATGCACCGCGACTGAACACGTTTGCAGCGCCAGCCGCCGCACCATCAGCAATTGAAACATCGTTGACCATGTCTCCGGCGTTGCTGGCAATGTTGTCTGCCATTACGCCGCTTGCGGTTGAGATAACGCGGCGCTGCCACTGTTTGAGCCAATAAGCGCTGGTTCGAGAAGCTGTGCGGGTCATGGGTTCCGCGCCAGCCAATTCACCTTCAAGATCTGAAGCAGTCCAACCGTTGTTCACATTCGCAACACGGGCAATCTGTTCGCCAGCAGTGAGTTTTTGGGTTGCGCCAGTATTGGCGGGATTGCCGTCCGAAACATTCGCCTCTGCTGCGCCATCAAGGTCGCGCCAAAACGGCAAATTAACAAGCTGACCACCACTTGCGGCAGTGTCGAGAGACGGATTTTTCACAATCACACCGCTCTCAACGAAAGCGGTTTTTTCAGGTGAGTTTTCCACCTGGTAGGTTTTGTAAACTGCGGGGATAATTACATCTGATAAAGCCATGAGATAAACCTCAAAATTAAGTTAGGGCGGCAAACGCCTCTGGGTTGGATTTCGCCAAAGCAACACGCTCGGCCTCGTTCATTTCTGAGAGTTTCTTGCCAGCCCCGCCAGCACCTCCCGACCCAGCAGCCCCGCCGCCAGATCCTTTTGAAGCCGTCACCAAAGACGCGAAGTCCGGTGACGTTTTGAATTCTTCCTGCAACTGATCAACCGTCGAGATTGTTGGGTTACCGTTTGCGTCAGTGACAACAACCCCCGTTTCTCCGAATTTCAATCGATCAGCAATAAATCTGCTCAATATTTTTTGATTTGCACCGTCTGAAATTTTTGCGCTAACTTCCATTGAGATCCGCTCAATCGCACTCTGCGCCGCCATTTTCTTGGCTGCCAACGCATCAGCCTCCATCGTTGATATGCGCTCTTGCGCCGACTTTAAGAGCGCAGCATTATCGCCGCCTGCACGCGCCTTTTCTTCCAATGCAACACGCTCGGCTTCTTCTGCTGTGCGGCGTTTTTCAGCCTCGGCTTTTTTCTCAGCGAGAAGCTGATCGACTTTTGCTTTTAGGCCAGCGTCATCGCCACCGCCTGCTGAAGGTGCGCCATCAAGGTCGAGCTGATACTTACCGTTTTTTTCGACATAAAGTTTCTTGATCGCATCATCAAGACCGTCCAAATTATCAATTTCAAATTTCAAAGCCATCACAGTTCCTCTGGAAAAGTGCGTGCTGCCTCGGGCAGCGAACATAAAAAAACCCCGCACAATGGCGAGGTTGGTTGATTTGCAAAACTGCCCAGCAGCTCCGCTAAATATTTGCTCTCTCGAACGCCAACGGCTCAAGATTTCTCATCTGATCCAGTGTCATCGGCTGAAAATTGCGCCCCAAATTCAGTCTGGAAAACTCATCTGTCGAGAGTCCACCGTCTCGAAGCAACTTCGCCCTATTGGGTCCGACCGCTTCATTCTGGAACGACTTTGGCTGCTTCTTTAGCCACGAGTAGTAGGTTTCATCGCGTGCCACATAGCCGCTTAATGACGACCGAGTGCCGCCGTTTAGGCTTTTGTTTTTCACGCTCGGCACCATAAGGGAGCGACAGCCGATGTGAATCGGGGGGCGAGGGCCTTCACCCAAGCTGAACTCAACATTATCCAGAGACCGGCACCGTGTTGTTGTTCTGCCGTCAAGCGTTGACAGCCAAACGAGTCCATCAACAATGTCTTTGTTTTCCAGCCAGACAGCCTCACGAGCCACGCTCGATGCGTGCTGAATCGCTGTGCGGGTGATCGCCTCTGCGTGTCGTGTTGACGTGCGTATCAGGCCGTCTGAAAATTTGTTTTTTCTGGTACCGCGAATGGTCTGCACGATTTGACTGTTGCTCTGACCTTCCGACACACCCTGAATAATCGCGCCAACAATCATGTCGGTGTCTTTTTTTCCCCAATCATCCACAAACGGTTGCAGCAACTTTCCACCATCGGCTCCGCGAACAGACAACGGCGACTCCATCATCAATTTTACAACCTTGGCAGCCTCAGCCTGAGTGACCGCAACGCCAGAAATCACCTTTTTCAGTGCTGCCAACTCAAAGCCTGATTCATAACCGGCAATCTCGGACAATCGCGCAAAGAACTCATCTGCAAATTTGCTATACGACCCTGAAATAGACGATCTAAGGCCATCAATCAGTTTTTTAAACCGCCCCCTTGGCATTGACGAAACATCATCGCGACCGTAAAGAACAGCCCTTACAGCAGAATCAATCGCCTTGGCTGTTTTGAGAAACTGGCTCGACTCACCCGCCTTCAACCGCTCAAGAAACACTTGGTGGCGTATGGCGGCATCGGCCAGACGATCAGGAACCGGCATTATTCAAGGCCAAGCCCAGACCCAGAGGCATCAATCTCACCCTTAATCTCTTCATCAGACTTGGATGGGTCGATCAAACCATGTTTTCGCCAATAGCCCCATAAGTCCGACTCTGGCAGCTTGCCTGACTGCCAAGCACCAACCAGCGCGGTGATCATTTGCGGGTCTAAACGCTGATCAATGAACTCACGATTGATGCTGTAACCGACATCACCGGAAACGTTCTGATACTGAGACACCCAAGCAAGACAGGCCGTATAAGCAGCGCTGACATTTGAAACCACCAATGACAACACTGAGTGCTGCACCGCATTCTCGTTTTGTGATTCCGTTGCTGTTTTTGCGACCGTGCCACGCTCAACAAGTCGAGCACCAAGTGCAACCATTTGGCGTTCTTTTTGATCCATCGCCTCTTTTGCCAGTGTGTTCGGTGCTGCCTGCTCGATGCCAAGAGCGCCATTTTTTGGAATCGGTATGATCTGGCGAGACCCCATATAGATCCCCGATTTTTTCAGGTGATCACGCCACTCAACGTCCAAGCCTGAAATCCACGGCTGAGGTTGGCCACAAAAAAACACACTGTCTTCATGGTCTGCTGAGTTTCGGTAGTGGGCTAAATTCAAACGCGCAATATCCAGCATCGGGGCGCGATCAATACCCGGGTCATTGTTCTCAGATCCGACGAACAAAAACGGTATTTCATTCCAATTGCGGCCCGCACCATCCGTTGGGGTGTGAGACTCAATCTCAATCCAGTCGCCATTGTCATTGTCATTGTCATCCGTCTTGCGCCACACAGAAACGACATAAACCCCGTCAACCAACTGCAAAACGCGATACTGAGAAACAACATCAGAACCAAACCCATCGGCTGACACCTCCTCAGAGGTTTCGCTGATAACAACCATGGACAGTTTTCGAACACCGCCAAGCTGGCTTGTCCGCCAATTGACGATCTGCTCAGCATCAACAGTGGAAATGGTCGCCCTAACACCAAGAGTTGCTTGCTCGGCCATCGAGACAGGTGATGAAAGTGAGGGGTAATCCACAAGCAAGCCACAGCGGCCTTTTTGCAGAACTTGGCCAACAACTTTCTGGGATTGCTGATAAATATTTACACCACCGCCGTCAACATCGGCAGACACATAATCGATGCCGGTCGGCACGGACAAAACGGGGGCTTTTCTAAATGCCGCGCCGATAAGCCCCGTCAACGTGCTGGATGTTACGCCGTAAAACACAGCCCGAAGCAAGTACTGCTTATAACGATCAGAGGCATCTTTGGAGTCATCGCCTGGGTTTGGCTTTGGCAAATACCGAACGCCAGAACTCTTCACCCCTCGCTCACCAGAACACACGTCAGACACCAAGCCCCAATCAAGCATGGAGTATGTGTAGTCCTCTCTGGCAAACGTTACATCAGGCATTAAAAGGCCATCCCAAGTTCAATATTCATTACCGCTCGCCTTGTTGAAAGCACTCTGTAGCGTATTTCATCATAAACGTGATCTTCTGAATTCGTGTCCACATCGTCCGGCTTGCGTTTATCTCTCGGCAGGGTTGGCAGTGTTGATATTGCCGCCATGCAACTGCTGAAAAAATAGATAGCCGGTTGCTCTGGATGATCCTTCCCAGATTCACGCATTCTCGACCTGAGCAATTCAAGCCCACCGATTCGAGAGCCTGCGCTTTTGTCTGATTGAGTCCAATAAATACCGTGCTCAGCCATCGAATCCGCAATGGTCGCAACATCAGAGCGCGTTGTTTGTGAAATCTGATTATCAGCAGGGCCAGCAAGCGGCGGTGATTGAATCAGCTCGCTCGAAATCATTTCGGCCTCACGCTCTTTGATGCCAACAGCAATGTCAGTGGGTGATAATTTCAAACCCTTGTTGCAGCCAATGCCATCCGATCCGTACCACTCAGCAATGCGGATCAGAGAGCCAGCCGGAGGACAGAAGGTGTCGCCATCAGCCAACTCAACCTCCGAACCGTCCGCCTCTACCCACCAACCGACACTGAATGGGTGAGAGCTACCCCAGTCAAACGACCGGTCAACACGCCACTGTGAGGGTATATTGAACGGCTCCAATATGAGGTGGCCACCCCAAACATCATCCAAAGCACCGCCGCTGACGATGTTCCAATCACCCGACAACATGGCTTTCACCAAGGCTGGGTCACCAAGACCGCCAAGCCGATCCGCATAATCTGGATCACTCTCAGTCAGTGTTGGGTTATCCGTCAGCAGTGCGGGGATGAACTGGCGCAACATACCGCCATCGTCTCTGCCCATGCGCTCAATGGCCATCGGTGCCGACCGATCCACAAACGAGCGCTTCACCCAGTTGTGGCCAACGCCTCCTGGGTTTGATCCACTCAACACCAACGGCAGTTTTCCGATGTACTTTTCCGGCAACGCAAGCTCACCAAGGCGCGTTCTGCCGCGCAAGAACCGATAAATCGACTCACTGAAGTGGGTCAACTCATCAATCAACAGCAAGTGGATCTCTGCGCCCTGATATTTGAATTTATCTTTTTCGTGCTGGCAATGACTCAGCCAGATTTTCGAGCCGTTCCAAAATTTTATGTAGTTTTTCGAGCCGTTGTAACTGACGTGGCCGGTCTCAATCCAAGGCAGCAGCAGTGCAAAAAATCCCCCAGCACCTTCCATATGGTTTTTATACAGATCATCGCTCAGACGACGAAACAGATAGACCTGAACGCCTGCCACTTCGTAAGCGACCGTGATGGCCAGAACTCGAATGAGGTGAGACTTGCCACCACCGGCAGCGCCACCATAAAGAATTTCTGTTGCATGGCTGAGAAACGCAGCGCTCTGCTGTTCGTGCAGCTCTAAATCAAGCGCCGCCACTGTTTTTCACAATCAGATTGATCGAGGGAGCCGTGTTTTGAATCTCGCCGGAGTGCTGAACCTTGTCCTTGAATGCTTGAATATCGACGTGCTTGCCGAGCAACTCAATATTTTTGATCTTATCGGGCCACTTAATCTTCTTCAAAAACCCAATCTCGCCAACCTCAGAAACATCAATCCCACTGATTGTTCTACGCCAAGACTCTGGCCACTCTGAGATGCTTTTAATTCCGCCATCATCATCAACAATGTCGATTACATCCATTTTATCGATCTCAATTAATCGATTTAAAACGTAATCCGCATCGACTTTACAGCGATTTAATCTTTCTTGATTTAATAAATAAACAGCTTCAATTATGTTAGGTTTTGTTAGGTTTTCGTGACCCATTGCGCGAGCTGTTTTCTCGCTATAGCCAGCACGAATCGCTGCTTGAGTCGCATTTAAATCAATAATATATTCTTCAATAAAAGCGCGCTGTTTTGCAGTCAGATTATCATCATTATTATTCATTTTATTTTCTGACTCAGCATCGATATCACCCTTCTCCATTGCGGCCAATCATTGGAGCAACCCAACCACCCCAAGCACACCAAACCAGCACGGTGATGCCAAGATGCCAGAGAGTCCAAAACGCAAATACCAGCATGACGGCCTGATTGCGACTCAAATCAAGTTCAGGCTCAAGGAATCCGATCCCGATCACCAACAGCAGCAGCCCGACAATCACCATCAATATCGTGCATTTCATCGTCTGGCCACCATAAACTTTGGGCATAAAAAAACCCGCAACGAGGTGCGGGTTGGTGTGTTTGCGCTGCTCTAGCAGGCTACGGGTAAAACTATACTTTGCTTCCGTAAAAGATGCAAACGGTTTTCAGATCAAAAGGGTCTGAAGGAAGGGATCTTCGCGGACAGCTTCTCGATGTCGCGCAGCTTCCAGTACATTTTTTCAATGATATGGCGTGCGGCATCCCACTCGGCCTGCATTCGTGCGATCTCTGCACCCTCAAGCGAGAGGGTAATGTTTTGTTGGCAGGTGGCTTTGAGTGAGTCGATTACCACGGATATGGCCAGTTCCTGATCACCATTAAAGAAATCAACGGCGTGAATCTCATCCATAGGGTTCAACCCAGAGACCACATCCATACTGGTTTGAGGTGCTGGCAATGCAGCAGCACGTTCAGAGGCCAACTGATCGGCCATCCAGTTGAAGGCATTAATATAAGCTTCCTTGACCTTAGCAGCCTTCTTGCCGGTGAAGCCCATCACCAAGAACATAAAACCATCTTTGGTCATCTCCCACATGGGTCTTAACTCTCCTTTCGCGTCTCGATAGTCAACCGCCGCAAAATTGCGGGCGTTGAAATCGGCAGAACAATCCAGCGCTCTAATTTTCTTTAAGACATCATCGTGACGCTTACCGAAAAACTGGGAAACCTGCATGGAAGTGGTGGTAACGGTGTTGTTAACAACAGAAACCCAATCATTTTGGGTAATGGATAAGTTATTCATAAGGACGATCCTCGTACTGATTGAGAGATCTACCACTTTCGGTTCCAGACGAATTAAGGTGGCAGACTGCGCGGGATTGGAACTACCGGTACGAGATCGGCGAGCCTTACGGCTCTCCTGCGCAGCCCACCATAAACTGGGGGCACAAAAAAAACGCTTCGAATGAGCGCCTATACGCCCGTACATGGGGTTCCAATCCCAGCCGCTGATGTGCAGCGACGGACGAAGCGTAGTTTAGATCATAAGGTGAAGTCAACCCTAAATCAGCAAGCACCACGGCTTAACTAGGATTGTAACCAGATCCCGCCTCCACTGAACTCGCTATTTCCCGTAGTTTTCTATGAATGGATTGCCGTTACCTTGGATCTTTTTGATCCGATTATTGCGCTCAATTTCCCAATCATCTGGGGCATCAGCTTTAGACCAAGCTTTGTACATCTTCTTTTTAGATTTGGCCAACCTGAAACCGTAAGTTTTCTCCATATACAGCATTGTGCGTGCAATTTCGCCTTGGGATGCCTCTGGTGGCTCTGCTATTTTTCGCTTCCTGTCGATTTCAAAGTTACATTTCCCATAACTACGAACCTCACCACTAACAGCACCCCACTTGTAATTTGAGCGATCACCATTCACCTCACCTACCGACGGAAACAAGTTGTGGAGATCATTGTGGGCGGCTTTGAAAACAGGATCAGAATGCTCGCAACACTTACGGCCTTTGTATTTCTTACCATTTTTCTTTGTGCAAACCTTCTCCCGCCAGCACTGGCGATAATTCCCAAACTGACTTGCAGGAAAAACGTGCTCAGCTTCGACTCTCTTAGCCCGCTTCACATTCTTTCGAGGTTTGACACCGCAACTGCTTAAATTAACTTTTCGGCGTTTCGAGTAATCACATCCGCAATACAAGGTCTTACGATGCCCTTTGTAAATCTGACCATAAAGCAGCTTCTTCGCTTTGCTGAACGTTTTCGGGGTATTTGGAAGCTTATCCACAGCAACATCAGCACCAAACGCCATGCTGGCAAAAAACAAGGAGCAAGCAAATGTGATTATTTTTTTCATTATTGATTCCAACAGTAAAAACCAAGGAAGAACACTACCTCCTAGGAAAGTAAATTACCAGCACTAACCTAATCTTGATCAACCTTAAACGGCGTGATCCTGTTCTTCAATCTGTTAAACCATGAGTTTTGAGCCACCTTCAGTATTTCAGCAGCATGATGCTCTGACTCCAGATCCATGCAACCCAAACCCGTTATAGCCATCATTGGATCAAGATGGGCAACGGTCGCCGTTGGCAGCACATCCACCAAAACCCTCGCCTCGCCCAAGAACTTCTTGGCCTGCTCGATGCTGTCACCCCAACGTTCCATGTAATCACGATCTGGATCATCAAAAACAACACGACGAATCCCGCCCTGAATGATCCGCATCGCACAATTTAAGCACGGCGCATGAGTGGTGTAGAGCGTCATGCCACGGGTCTCAACCGCCTGAGCCAAAGCATTCTCTTCGGCATGAATCGTCAACGCCAGCCGTTGATCACGGTCGTCCAATCGCTCCTGACGATCCCAGACACCTGAGGGGAAGCCATTGAAGCCCACCGCTGCCACCCGCCTGCCATCCGCGATAACCGCCCCGACCTTGGTAGATGGATCTTTTGACCACCCAGCAACATGCTCAGCCAGATCCAGAAAGCGCCGATCCCATTTTTTAATCATTGAGCGAAACCCCGCCTTTGTAGCAGTTTTTGCCCGCGTGGTGCATGTAAAGCACTCTGCCGACCAAAATGCCAACACCAAAATCCTTGAGAACACACATCCAAAGCAGGCCAGACTCAGGGTCTAATCTTAAAACCAGCTCACCCAGCATTCCCAGTGCAATCAGGCCCCACCCGAGCTTTTGGGTCTTTGGCAGTATTGCGTGATGGTGCGCCATCAAAACGAAAATGCCGAGAACAATAATCGGCAGCAGAACTATCATAATTTCATTTGATGATGGCATTATTTTCCGCTCCCTCGGATATCAGCAATGAGCTGCTTAATCCCGCCAGACTCTCTGATTTTGGACAGATACTCGACAACCATCCCCATGCCGAACCACGACCCCATGCCAATAATTCCAGCAACAAGAATCACATCATCTGTTGTTCCCAGCATCTCGAAATAACTCATGACCCGTGGCGAACCCATCATGGCCAAATACATACCAAGGCCGAGCCGAGCAATGAGATCTGTTGTGTTTTTGGTCGTAAGAAACACCATCACCGCAGCCGCCCCCATCGCCCCAGCAGCGCCTTGAATCGCCTTTGATGCCGCGTATTCACTCAACATCAGCAGTGCTTGCCGGACGGATCAAACGCATCAAGAAAGTTACGACAAAACCAATTGGCAACGCCCCAGCGCCACAACCACCGGTCACCACGAATGTGCCTCTGTAACCGACCTGTCAAGAGCCACTCTTTTGGCAATTCAGCAAAAACAATCGTGCCGACAATGACGTTGTAGAGAAAATCAGTAACCAGACCCAAATAGTAAATTGGATAACCAAACGCCTTGGCAACGGGGGTCAAAGTGGCCTCGTTTCGTTTCAAATTCATCACCGCCAGATACAGCGTCCAAAGGAACGACGTAGCCAGCAACACACCCGCAATCAATAAAATAATTTCCATTCAACTCACCCTCAAAACAACAACCATTAATTAACCTGAGAACAGATCTCAGCACCAAGCCACCCAATCGAAAAGGTAACCAATTGATTAACCCGCTCTCTGGACATCCCCAAACACACCACCGACTTTGAAATATTGCAACCGCACCGCAGCCACACCATTAACGCTCGCGCCTCATCATCAAAACGCGCCTTAAAGGCCGCCACACAACGGTCAATCTCCAAAGCCTCATCATCGGTTATCGACGGCGACGAACTGCCACCAGTGGTCTCAGTCATGCGCGCATACGGCTCAGAATGTGGGTAAGCCAAATCAACACTGCCCGACCGGCTCCAGAGGTGCCATTGCCACAGTTGATCAAACGTCTCTGAGTACTGACCAGCCAAACTCATGACATCACCGCCAACACATCATCTTCACACCGAGCGATCACCGACACCCCACCAAAGCTGCCAACCAACGCCAAAAACGCCTCCTGCTCAGGCGTAGCCTTGCCCTTGCGGCTCTTCACCTCCACGGCCAAAAAACGGCCATCGGTCATCTGCCCCAAAATATCAGCACACCCCTTGAACGCATACCGGATAAACCGAGTACCGCTCTTGGACTCAATCCGCTGCGCCCCAACATTGAACCGCTGCGCCCATGCCACTTTCGGGTGAACCTTCAGCAGCCGCAAAATATCCCGCTGAATCTCAGCCTCACTGCGCTCAATTTGAGTCAGTTTGAAGTTCTCAGATGCCTGCACTCTAGCCACGCTGCATAGCCTCCATTCGCTCAAGTTCAGACGCACAGTCAACGCACATCGTCACGCCACCAAAATCACGCCGAGCGGCAGGAATCTCAGCGCCACACTCAACGCAATTGTTCTCAGACTCACCGTGACCAAACGAACCACGAGCCGCCTTGATATTGCGCTCCAGTGCTTCACGCTGACGCACCTCTGCCCGATCCACATCATCTGCCATTGTTACGAATCTCCGCTCTGCGGTGCCATTGCTGATGCACCATTTTTTCAACCGACTCACGAAAGCGAACCGGAACCTGATTAACAATCACTCGACGCTGCTCACGCCCACGAGTGCGAATAATCCGCACCACCCAATCCTGAACCTCATGGCCGCTCATCCGAAAATATTCCCAAAGATCACCGCAGCAACAAACGCGAAGAACCAAGCCGCAGCGAACACCTCCATGGCGACAACAAACCGACAGCTCATGACGAATCACCACCACGAAGCCGTGAGGGTCTGCTAACGGTCTTTTTGGGTTTATTTGATGTCAGGTAACGGTTATGGATAGAAAGGATGTCGTCAGTGGATCTGTGGTCTTCTGGGGTTGTGTTGGCAAGCTGGGCTTTACCGGTAAACACCTCAGTTCGAGATTGAGCGATTGCTCTGCCTGGTTGGGCATTGAACGTACCGGCCTGAACACTTTTGATCATCGCCAACGAAAACCCAACTGGACTGGGTATGTTCTTAGCCTTCAATCCTGCTGCCAAGACATCAAGCACCTCCTGAGCTTCCTCTGTAGAGACCGCTCTTAACGATGTTTGAATCTTGCTGACCTGTTTCGTGCTTAGACCGCTTGGAAATACAAATTCATTACTACTTACGTCTTTTACTTCTTTTGGCTTGGTGGGCTGCTCTGGTTGGGCAATCGCCTCTCTCTTCGCGCACGCAGTAGTAGTACTTCGGATATCGGTATTCGGAGGTATGCCCCTCCTCTGGGGTGTTGGGTCTGCCCCCCCTCTGCCCTTCATTTGCTCAGATGCCGCATTCTGTTGCGGTTTGAGTCTGCCCTTGCTGATCTGCCCTTCCTCTGCCCTTCCTCTGCCCTTGCTCGATTCGACGGTTTTATCCGTATCAGCCATTGGCATCAAAAAAATAAGTTTACGTCCCAAAGAATGACGAACAATCAAACCGGCTTTTTCAAGCTGTTCAACTGCAATACGGACGGCCTTTCGGCTGGGTAGGTCTTCTTGGATGGTGCTGCCCGCAGTACGGCGAGTTTCAGACGTTTCAGCCAGTGAGCCGTAAGAGATACCGCGCTTGATACCGACCACGCCAGTGGCGTAATCCATAAATCGGCGTAGGCCTCTCAAGTAGATGATCTGTGCTCGAAGAGGAAGCCCTTGTAAGGCCTCTTCTTCAAGTTCGTTCCAACTCCAACGATTCATATTCAGCTCACTAACGTTTCAAATAAAAAGGCCGATCAAAGATGACCGGCAAACCACCTAGGAGAGTGTGGAAACTTATTCAGGATTGAACTCTTGGGTCTGGGTAAAAGTAGTTCAGCGCATCTGATCGACTGACATTTCCGCCACTTTCAAGCCAAATCTTATCCAGCATCTCTCGACGAGGAATTTTACGGCGACTGATAGGCGCAAAGACATGAGCCTTTAAGTACCCAGTGGTAGTCCCAACAGATCTTGCGAACAATTCCTGTTGACCGGATTCAAGAGATCTAAAGTATTTATCTAATTTCATTTCAACAGATTACCATTATGGTAATGCACTGGTCAACACAATATTACTAAATCAGTCGTTTTACCTTTTGGGTAATCAAAGGCACAATTATGCAGATGGACATACACGACATAAGAAGAGAAAACGCACGGCGGCTGGCCAAGCAATCCGGCAGCCAAAGCGCGTTCATAAAGAAAACAAACAAACCACAGACATTGATAAGTAGGTCAATCGGAAAAAACCCAACGAAACAAATAGGTGGTAATTTCGCTAGAGATATTGAGTCATCGTTCAACAAAGCGCATGGCTGGCTTGACCAGATTCACGACAACACTGAACAAGGCCCATCAACAAAAGGCCTTATACCACTCATATCATGGGTTCAAGCTGGAAACTGGCATATGGCAGAAGATCATTATGTGCCTGGTGATGCCGAGGACTTTTATCCATGCCCTATCTCGCATGGCCCTCACACCTATTGCCTTCGTGTTCGCGGTGACTCGATGACAAGTCCGTACGGTCGTAGCTATCCAGATGGCGCGTTAATATACGTTGATCCAGACCAGCGCGGAGGTATCACAACCGGCGACCGAGTAATCGCAAAGGTTTGTGGTGAGGACTTGGTAACCTTCAAGGCTTTTGTTGAAGATGCAGGTAATCGATTTTTAAAACCCCTGAATCCTCAATACCCTATTGTTTCAAGTGATTTTAGAATTCTTGGCAAGGTGATTGGTATGTGGATGGATTAAAAAGAACACCGCAAGTGAGGCTTTGTGTCAGGGATACACGGCCAAACTTGAAGTGCAGGGAGATATGCTATTTCCCGACTGCGGCTAAAGCAAGCCGCTTAAGGGTGAAACCAAACCAAGGTCTGTGATCGAAGTTTGGGCTGGCAGAGCCAGCAGAAACACCTGATTAAGGAAGCCTATACTAGTTTCGGCGACCTTAACCGCTCGCTAGGCGGTATATAAAAGTGGGTCTTTTAACTTAAGACCCTCCCGGGAGGCGTCGGTTAACTTGGATAACACCATGAAAACCACACTTTCAATTGAGGTAAAACTTGATGTTGCAAAAGCCTTAGCCGCCCTCACGGGATTGGTTACGGCAATCGCCGCATTACTTAAGATCCTCTAAAAAAAGACCTAGGGTTGCTTTGCATGCAGCCTTAGGCACTCATTTTCACTCATGGCGTAGCATGCGCTGTGAGATCAATGTTATCGGAACAATCCCAGTATACCTTAAAGAAAACAGCCATGTTTCATGGCCTCCCACCACAATTTTTCCTTCATCACCATAAAAACAACATCATTACACCCCGCATTATTGACACTCATTATTGAGCACATACAACCACTCCTGCTTTGGTAATAAAAAATATTACCTAAAAGGTGTTGACTATATAATTACCAAAGAGGTAATATAGACACATCGAACAACACAGCAGAGGGCAACACAATGTACCAACCAAGCATAGACAGTCATTACGAATCTCAATACAACCGCTACATGTCCGCAATTGATGACGCTGAACGCAGCGAAGAAGAGTTTGAAACCGCTGTTGAAAATCGCGCTGAATTCCTGATCCAGCCTAAAAACATCGGCGAACTGACCGGCGAACTGTACTCCGATCACGGTTGGGCAAAAGTGCAATCAGCAGCGTTTGATTTCCTGCTAGCACAGTGCGCCATGAACGTGGACGGTGCGGGTAAATCTCTGGGGATCTTGTTGCGCGAATTTGCCAGTGAGTTGGCAGCACATGAGTTTGAAAGCAACCAACAAGTCGTTGGTGAATGGCAGTAACAAAAAAGGCTTAAGTAGTTCTAGCTGCTTAAGCCCACATCATTCGTCTAAGGAGTCACAAGACATGGGAACAATAGCACAAGTACCACCGATTCAAAAACGCCGCGTTGAAATGATGCGGATCTTGGCGCAACTGCAACAACACCCAGAACAGGAATCAAGCCTGTCGGTAAAGCTGGACAACGCCATCAGCCGGTACCAGTTCGAACAGATGAACTCAGATGAAACCTACCTCGATGCGCTCATCAGCAGAGGCTTTGATTTTGACGTACCAGCCGACTTCACCGGCCAAGAACGTGGCTGGAACGAAGCAATGCAACACGGGCAATAGTTCCTCAGGTGGTTCGCTCGGCACCACCGCCATTAAGCCGAGCACCTAATTTTCACACATTAAGAGACAAAAAATGAAGATTTCAATAAAACTGAAAAAGTATCTTATTGATAATAATGTCGAATTTAACATTTATGGCGACAACCTGAGTGTTGGAGGATCCCTCAACCTCGCAGACATTCCCAACACTCAACTTCCCGACAACCTGAGTGTTCGTGGATACCTCGACCTAGAAGGTAGTGGTATCACTCAACTTCCCGACAACCTGAGTGTTGATGGATCACTCTATCTCCGTTGCACTGACATCACTCAACTTCCAGACAACTTGAATGTTGGTGGGTACCTCGACATCCGTGGCACTGGCATCACTCAACTTCCCGACAACATAAGTGTTGGTAAAGAAATTTATTCAAACTTTTAACATTGGATTATCAAAATGTCAGACGACAATTCAGCACAACAGATGCAACAAATGCTCGAAATGATGAAAGGGATGCAGTCAGGTGGAATGGCCACCGGATCGCCTGCCGCTCAAATTGAAGGTGTTGGCATTCCGGTCAAGGTTGAAACACCAATGGGCGTGGTTAAAGCCCAAATCATGCTCCCAGCCGACCAAGCCGCAACCCCTCAAGCCCTCTTAGCCGCCATCCAAAACCTCATGAACCAAGGCTTCCAAGTCGATGCCTGGAGACCCAAGCAACAAAGCGGCAACTGGGGTGGTGGTAATGGCGGCGGTGGTGGTGGTGGTTGGGGCGGCGGTGGACGGCGC